AAAAATTACAACTTCTGGTAATAAAATTCCACTCATAATACGCTTTCTAAATATTCTGTTACTTGATTTTCTACAATTGTATTAACATCTGTTTCATCAATTGCTTGTTCTGCTAAATGATATGCTCTTAATCCCCGATGTATCCAACTCAATGGATCCGAATTAGCACCTGCTCTACGAAAAGTACCATATACGTTTTGCGTTGTTTTTTCGTATTGAGCTGTCATTTTCACCAATCCTTCATAAATACTACTTTTATGTATGTATTCCTCAAATCTTGGGTTTTTAGGAGTCTGTTCTATTACCGCACGCGAACGTGGTACATTATAAGGAGCAACTATTTCGGCCATCTTTAATGCCTGCCCTGACGCTTTCTTTTTTATCACATTATATACCTCCGCTGGTATTTGTTCTGTAAATCCTGCTTGCCCTACAATGTCGGGAGTCCCCAAACGAAAAGGTATTGTTAAATACCAATCTCCCCCTTTATATACTTGTTGTCCTCGTTTGTTATATACAGGAATTGTGTACTTTACTTTTGAAGATTGCTTAAAACCCTTTTTCATGTCAAAAGCAGAAGCACCTTGCTCTAACATATTTGGCAAAACTCCCGTCAAAACAATTTGTTTATAAAAACGCCCTTTGTCTACCCTTATAAGATGTTGTAAATAATCGGGCAAAGTAGATTTTAATTGTTGTTTTGCTAATGCTTCCCAATTAGAATATATTGCTGTAGTTACTAAATTGACACAAGTTTCCGTCAACATCTCAATCTGACTACTCGCTAAATTGAATTGCGTTTGAAGCCCTGAAAGATCTATTGTAATAGTTTTCATAAAATAGAATTTTCTAAACGATCGTCCCCAAAACGTTGTGCATCAAATATAAAATGTGCTTTCCTTGCTAACACATTTATCGGCATGTCTCGCAACTGTTCATCCGTCATAGTACAATTACGCTCACGTACACGCATCAACTCCCTATTAGCATCTATTACATGGTAAACGGGATAATGTGCGTAACGTATAGAAATGCTGATAGGAATATCAGCTTTATCCTTTAAATTTGGGTCTGTAACTTCTATATAATCTTGTATCCCCAAACTAAATTTTATTCTATTCCCTATAATTTCATAATCTTCCTGCTTAATAGGAATTAATTTAGATTCATCAGAAGAAAATAAATAAATATTGGTAATAAATAATGGTTCGTAAATAGGATAAGCAATTATTTCTCCTTGAAAATAAATAGGATTCAAAACCTCAGAATAATATGCTTCTAATTGCGTTAATATTATTCTATCCATGAACCCTAATTTGTCTATCCCTCGTGTTGTTATAGACGCCGTACCACGATTGATTTCACTCCATTCTTCATAGCGTTTCATATTTTTCATACTTTGTGCTATGATACGTGTTTCATGGCGATCAACAAAAAACCATCCTCTTCCTAAACAATTTCTACAAGTAGACAATGCCTGGCCTGTTGCTCTATCTATACAAGGACAACGTAAAGCACGGTCTACGTAAGCATCATATCCTTGTGAAGATATTAATTCTTCAAAATCCGCTACACGCCATCCTATTCTCGGGTCTATAGTAGACAATGGTACTTGTAATGTAGTTGGTGTATCTGTTATGATGCTTTTTTTATCCATTTTTTATAAAACTTCAAAAGAAATTCCTCTATATTTTGATTTCAAAATAGGCAGCATCCTATTCATTTCATCTACATATGTTTTAATTCTTCCTGCAAATAATCCCCCCATAGGACCACGGGATAAAGGAGTATTTTGACTTACACCGTCTAAACTTATTTGTATAGATGTAATTCCAACACCATACAAAAAATCCCCTATGACAGCCAAAACGTTCAAAGCAGCAAGTTTTGCTGTAAAATCAAATAAATCGGCAGGTACTTTATCCCAACCTGTAACGTAACGAACATGCCAATAATTGGGAATGTAACTTTGCCCAAACCAACCGAGATGAGGAGAAAGACCATTATAAATCAAACTATTTTGAGTCATAGTAGCNCCTTCCTTACTGCCTGTGTTAGGAATCAAATAAATATTACGATAAATAGCAACATCTTCTTGCTTCTTTATTGATAACCATTCACGAGGATACGTTATTTGGCAAACATCGTTTATCCAACCTTCTAAATTGTCAACATAAGCAATAGGATACATTGTCCTAATATATCCCCAAGACATAAATTCTTGACGATTAAAATCGCGATTTTCTTCTATTACTTGTTTCGTCAGTTTTAGATTAAATAAATTTTCTACTTGCGTTTGAGCAGAATGAATATGTTGAATAATTGCTTGTTTTGATATATTTCTTCCATCATTTGTGCACGTAGGAATACCAAATAAATAATTTTCTAATAACTCCGTAGGAGACATAATCATCCCCATATTTTTATTATAACAAACTTTTAATCTCAAATCCGCCATATCAAAACAAGCAATTAAAACGTTAATCTAAAGAATCAAATTTTTTTAACAAATAAGCGGACATAAGTTTTTTCGTAGCTATTTTTCCCCATTCTTTTTCATTATATCCTGCTTCTTTTGCCATATTCTTCATTTCTACTAATGACATTTTNTCTAANGCTNTTTGTAACAATTCACGTTCTGAATAATCATTTGATTCTTCTGAAGCTTCTGATTTTTCTTCGCTGTCAATTGTATTTTTATTTTCCTCTTTCTTAAGATATTCCCAATCATTAGTACCTGTAACCAATTGAACGGCGCATTTAGGAGAAACATCTACTATCCCATTTTCATCAATTTGTACTATCCCGTCAAAGGGGACACAAAGTTTCATTGAAACAATTTTCGAATTTTTTGACTTTATTTTCATATTTTTATTTTTTAAAAAAGGGAGAAAAGGCAAAACCTATCCTCCCTTTCCGTTAAACAATCCTTCAATCCAAACTTTTGATATTACTTACCCACGCCTATGTTGACAAACCTAACCATTTTCTTAGGAGCATACAAAAAGGGAGTTCCGTACAAAAGAATCATGAAACGGAACGCTGGCGACAAAACGGCCAAATCCATTTTCATTAGCGGAGCCAATTGGGCAAATTCAATAACTTCATTGTCAAATTGGAACAGAATAGATTGGTCTGTATCGGGCAAAAAGCGGTTCATATCTCTGATAAGACCAGTATTTGCTCCATCAAAACCACTATTCAAATCTGCGGTAGAAATTTCAAACAAAGGATAAAATTCACCATTAGCAGCTCCATTAGTTTTTGTACGATAAATGCGGTAAGCTGTCGCAGAATTTGTACCGCCACCATCAGCAAATTTCAAATCAACAGCCCCATTAGCAACAGCAGCGGCAGCCGTAGAACAAATTTGTAATTTAGATTCACCAAATCTATTAATAGCAACAATACCATAATAAACATTTCCAGCGTCAGCGCTTGCCCATTTACTTCCAGCCACAGAACTAACAACAGCTACAGGAGTAGTAGAATCCCAAATAGGCATGTTAGGAGCTTTCTGCGAAGTAGCTTCTGAATTAGCGTTCTTACTTGGCAACTTTTTGAAAAATACATCATAATTCAATCCAATACGGCCAAATTGCGAATCAAACGCCTGTACGTGTTGACCCATAATACCATTGGAAAGAGAATCAGTATTAGGAACAATAAATTTGTTGCCGTAAAAATTCTTAACAAAGTTGGAAAGTACAGCAGGAGGACCATAAATTTGTGTTCCAAGCCCATAATTCTCAACAATTGAATTAGCAGCAGATTCAATTGCATCTTCGGTCAACGCTTTTCCTCTCAAATCTACCACCATTTCAGAATTCATATAATCAGCATACGTCGGCCAAGCGTCGCTATATCGTTGCTGAGCAAGAAAACCGTTAAACTGTTCGGGGATTATTTTTTCATCTCCAAAATAAAGCCCTTGATCCAATGTGCGCAGTATCCAAAGCGTTCCGTCTTTAATGGCACGTTCCATTACACTGCCAATCATTGTGTTAACAAGCGTCATTTGATGAGTAACACTCTTGGTAACGCCAAGATACTTCACTAATTGAGCTCTACGTACAAATACACTATCTTCCTCTTCTGGTAATTCACCTTCCCTATTCCAACCTCCGCGATTTGCACCATATGATGTCTGTTGATTATATTCTTCAACAGTATTGTAAGCTGGTTTCTTAGGTAGATCCTTCCAAAGACGAATATCGTTTTCACGGAAAGTGATATGTTTCAATGTCTTCTCTAAAGATTCTACTTTAAGAGGAGCACCAGAAGCATTCGTTAAATTCGTCGTATCTCTCCCTGTAAGGTGTTCGGCTGCCAATGCTTTATTCAAAGCATCAACGTTTTCCGAACTACCAATGCCGAAATGAAAACCGTCTTGCTGAGCAGCATATCCGTAATCAGCCAAATTAATTGATAATTTCTCCATTTTCTCTATTTTAAAGTTATTATTTTACTATCTCTATCCCAAATTCATTTTTAATACGAGCAATAATATTAGAAGGAAGCGTTTTACTGGCTTCAAAATGCGTTACTGCTCTACTAAATTCGTCATCAAAGCCTTTGGCAAAGGTAGCTTGATCAAGAATTTCTGCTACTACATTTGCTTGTTTACTCATACTTACTTGATTGTTCTTTCGTCCGCCAAATTCTCTTTCTACTCCAAATTCATCGTCATACCCTTTTGCAAAGATACGTTCAACAGGTCTGGAAGCAGATAAAGATTTAGGTGCGGGAACCCCAGAACCAAATTCTTCTAAACGCTCTTCTAATGAAAAAATTGTATCTTCTTGACTTTTTACAATGTCTAACAATTCTTCTTCACGTTCAGCTATATCCTCTAACTTCT